AAGGTCGAGGATGACAAGTCCTCAAGAGAAGACTGGGAACAGGCTATTGCAAAAGGTCTGACGCTTCTTGGTATCAACTATGAGGAGCGCACAGAGCCTTTCATGGGCGCTAGTGGTGTTACTCATCCACTTTTGGCTGAAGCTGTAACCCAGTTTCAGGCGCAAGCTTACAAAGAAATGTTGCCACCGGGTGGCCCTGTAAAGACGCAGATCATAGGGCAGCAAAACCAAGCGGTAGAAGATCAGGCGCAGCGCGTCAAAGACTTTATGAACTACCAGATTACCGAGGTGATGGAAGAGTTTGATCAGGACACAGATCAGATGCTTTTCTATTTACCGATCACGGGTTCGACGTTCAAGAAAGTTTACTTTGATCCTACTCGGCAGAGGGCTGTATCTAAGTTCGTACCAGCCGAGGACTTAATTGTTCCTTATGCTGCTTCGGACCTTCGTACAGCAGAACGTTACACACATGTCGTGCGGATGACTGAGAATGAGATCCGCAAGATGCAGGTAAGCGGGTTGTATAAAGATGTTAATATTTCACCTATGGAAGAAGATGAGTCTGACTCTACGATTAGAGGAAAGGCTGACGAAATTCAGGGTTTGCGTACAGGCTACTCTGACGACATGTATACTATCTATGAAGTCCATGTGGATCTTGATCTTGAGGGATTTGAGGATATGGACGAGGTGGGTGATCCTACGGGTATCAAACTGCCGTATATTGTCACTATGGACGAAGGTTCGGGAAAAGTTCTTTCGGTAGTTCGTAACTATCGTGAGAGTGACCCACTGCGCCGGAAGCGTATGTACTTTGTACATTACAAGTTTTTGCCCGGTTTTGGCTTCTATGGCTTTGGTTTGTTGCATATGATTGGGGGGTTGTCTCGTGCGGCTACATCAATTTTACGCCAGCTTATCGACGCTGGTACGCTCTCGAATCTTCCCGGCGGCTTTAAGGCACGGGGCGTTCGTATTCGCAATGACGATGAGCCTGTTAACCCGGGCGAGTTCCGCGATCTTGACGCTCCCGGCGGCGATATTCGGAATGCTATTATCCCATTACCCTACAAGGAGCCTTCTGCAACGTTGGGCCAACTCCTCGGGGTGGTTGTTGATTCGGGCAGACGATTTGCACAAGTCGCAGACGCAAAGATCGCAGATGTCAACGCCCAAGCTCCCGTGGGAACTACAGTGGCACTTATCGAGCAGGGATCCAAAGTAATCTCGAGCATCCATAAGCGGCTGCACTATGCACAGAAGAATGAGTTCCGTATGTTGGCAGAGATCTTCTCTGACAATCCTGTGCCATATCCATATGCTATTGGCGCGAATGTTGACCCCAACATCATGGTTCAGGACTTTGATGGGCGGATTGATATTCTTCCTGTCTCTGACCCATCTATCTTCTCAATGGCACAGCGTATGTCTTTGGCGCAGACTCAGTTGCAGTTGGCACAGGCCGCTCCGCAGATGCATAATCTGTATGAAGCCTATCGTCGGATGTACGATGCGTTAGACGTAAAGAACATCGACGCTATTTTGCCAGTGCCGCAGCCGCCACAAGCAATGGATCCGGCTACAGAGAACTCGAATGCTATTAAGGGTGCGCCTTCAATGGCGTTCCAAGAGCAGGATCATCGTGCACATATCCGCGTTCATGCTGCGTTAATTCAGTCTCCGGCTATTCAAGCAAACCCACAAGCTCAGTTGCTTTTGCAGGCGCATATTCAAGAGCATGTGTCTATGTTTGCTAAAGACATTGTGGAAGAGGTGTTTACGCAGAGCGCACAGCAAGCTCAAATGCGTGGTGAGCCTATCCCGCAAATTGATCAGCCAGTCATTGACGCTATGATTGCTCAACAGATTGCAGAGACACTTGAGCAGCTAGCTCCGTTGTTGCAGCCAAATCAGCCACAGGATCCTTTGGTTACTTTGCGTCAGCAGGAACTGCAAAACGATCAGGTCGATATTGAGCGTAAGATGCAAAATGACATGATGGATTTCCAGATTGATCAAGCTAAGTTGCAGCAGTCAGCAGATCTGGCTCTTCAGCGCATGCAGATGCAGCAGGGTATTGCAAACCAGCGTAACGATGTAAACGTTTATCGTATTAACACTCAAGCTGAGTTAGCAAGGAACCGTGGGCAGTGATTATGTGGGACATGCACAACCGCACCACAAAAAAGCAGGCCAAGGAGAATCGTAAGAAATGATCCAAGCACTGATAGGCCCGGCGACCGAGTTGATTGGTAAGTTTGTCGAGGACAAGGACCAGAAGAACAAGCTGGCGCATGAGATTGCCACTATGGCGGAGCGTCATGCACAGGAACTTGCTAAGGGTCAGTTGGCTATCAACGCTGAAGAAGCCAAGTCACGGAATATATTTGTGGCGGGCTGGCGACCGAGTGTTGGCTGGTGCTGTAGCTTGGCCTTATTCGCTCACTTTCTAGTCTTCCCTACTATGGATGTAGTGACTGCGTATATGGGCGTTGCGCCGGTAGCCTACCCTCAATTTGATATGGACAGCTTGATGACTGTCTTACTTGGTATGCTTGGGCTTGGTGGAATGCGTAGCTTCGAGAAGGCAAAGGGCTTAACAAAGTGAGCGTAGAGACTTTCCTCAAGTGGAAGATTCTGCCACGCTTTATGATGTTGGCAAGCACCATAATGTCATGGCGTTGTGCTGAGTGGTTCATGGCCTTGGACGTTCCGACTGCTGCTCAGTCGGCATTCGTAAGTGTAGTTATGGGCGTCATGACTGGCGTCTTTGGGATTTGGATGGGTCATGAGCACAAAGGTTAAAAGCCCATGCGTGGGTATTTGTGTATTAGACAAAGAACGTGTAAGATGTATTGGCTGTGGTCGTACCATAGACGAGATAATTAGTTATGGCAAAGCTAGGGTAGAAGACTGATGTATGCTCCAATGAAAATGGGATTTCCTACGGGCATGGCTGGGGGTGGTATCACTCAGTTCTTGCAGCCGTTGCAAGAATATTTATCCCAGCAAGTTGTGCAGCAGCAGGTTCAGCCTTTTATAGCTGAGGTTTCTGACGAGGCGCAGGAAAGATTTAATCTTGGCGGCACCGGCAGCAACGACATACTTAGTAATAATATATTTGATAATAATATGTTTCAGGGTAATAGCGGTGGCATAGGTACGCAACTTCCGGGCCCTAGAATCCCGACTTTCCTTGGCACAGGCAATGACGGCTTTGGAAGCGCCTCTCAGGGGCCGTTAGACTTTTTTACGGCGCAGATTCCAAAATATGAAAAGGGTTTTGACGACGCTGGTTTATCCAACGAGCCCATGCCAATTATGGGCGGTTATACCGGTCAGCCGATGCAGTTGCCTTATGATTCGACACCCATGAACCCGCTTATTTTCGACAGCCTTGCAGGCGCTGGCGGACTCCCTGATTTTGCGGGGAGCGCACAAAGTTATTTTAACCCCGGTATGGGCGGTCAAAGCGAATTTGGTCCTATGGGGGCTACGTCGGAACAGATGGTTGGACGAGCACGGGATCGTTTAGCGCAGCGTGATGTGAAACCACCAGAAGTTCAAGCTTACTTAAACCATATTATTCAAACCGGCGGCAACCCGACGATGATGGCACCCCCGCCACAAATGAATAAAGTTGAACTTGACGGTCCAGCGTTAATAAGCCAGCCCGGTTTTGGTGATGGCACTATGGCTAACCTGTTTCAGCTTCCTTCCGTCGGGCCTGCCTCAGCGGTGAATCAATAATGGCGAAGGTAAGATTAAATCAATTTGCGGAAGATTTAGGCGTTAGCCGCAGCGCTGCACAGAAACTTATGAACAAGGCCCGAGGTCGCAAGGACGGCGGGTCAGAAATATTGGAGAAAAATATGGGAAGCGTTGTAAAGCCTCAGACCGCGGAAGAAGATGCGGAAACTAAAGAGCGCATGAGAAAGAAGTTCGACCGTTCTAAAAAGCTTCGTGAACAACAAGCGAAAGAAATGGAAGAAGGCGTTAACGCCAAGGACGGCAAGTACATGTCATGCCGTGGCATGGGCAAAGCTATTCAAGGCGGAAAGTTTACTGGAGTTAGCTAATGGCTTTTACCCCCGGAGATCCCAGCGAACAGTCGGCGGCAGATGCAGCGCAATCGCGCGCAATGAATGAAGCAACAGGTAGTATAGGTGGCGGCAGCGGCAGCGACAGCCCCGCTGGCGTTGTAGGTGCTGGGCTCACTCTAGGACAGTTCTCTCGTTTACCCTCCGAGGAACAATCTAAAATAACCGGCGTTAACATTGGTAAGAATTTTTTTGGCGGCACAAACTACGCTAACCAAGCCAAAGCCGTTAATGAATTTATTAACCGTTATACAAAAACTCAGGGCCCGGTAAATGAAATTGAGTTTAACGAAGCGCAGAATATAACTTCTAAAAACCCTTTTGGTAATTTAGGGATTGGCACGTCTATTTTGGGTATCAACCCAGATCTTTTAGACTACACAGATTTATACAAAGATTTAGCTCCTCAAGGTACGATGTTCACCACAAAGAACGTGTTCGGTGAGACTGTTATTAAGTCCGGTGGTAATATGCTGGGGATCTCTGCCGCAGACTATGTTAAGATGCCGGGCTACAAAAGCATACCGGAACAAATCGCTGCCAATCAGTATTCAAAGTATATTAATCCAGAGAATTTACCGGGTACGCTAACCAATCCCATGCCCGGATTTAATCCTGCATTTACGGCGGGGATAGCCGGTGCGGGAAAGCTTCGTCCCGGTGTACAGTATGCAGACTATGTAACGCAGTTCGGCCCTGTTATGGAGCAGTACCGGCAACTGACCCCTCTAGAATTAGGCGCTCGTACTGTTATGGGACTTATGCCCGGAGGTCTTTTAGCCTCTCAAATTGACCTAAAAGAATATGGGCTTCCGGGCCAGCCGGGATACTCTGGGTTTAACCCTGAAAAGCCCCGTGGTCCTCAGTCAATGCTAGGCAATGCATTTAAAGCTTTTAAAGGACAGCTTTCGCAGGGTATTGGAAGTACAAAGCAAGCTCTTGGAGATTTATTTGCCCCAAGTGCACCAGCTAATATACCCGCTGAAGTGCAGCGTTATGGGCCTCTGAATGAAAACATGTACGGGACAGGGGACTTAAACTTAGGAGAGACTCTTAACTCTGGTACAAATAGCTTGCAAGACTTTATATCAGGTAAGGCTAAGGCGAAGGAAAAAGCAATGCAGGATGCGGTTAGCTCCGTTATGTCCCAAGCGCAAAGCTCTCCAAGCATAGCCAACATGTCACTAGAAGACAAAAAAGCATCAATTAGCGCTCTAGCCGATGAAAATTATCAGAGGTATTTAGACACAATGCCCGATATGCCCATGAATGAAAACATGAACGGCATTGGTATTGATTTGTCCTCTGGTCTAAACTCTGGTATTGGTTCTTTTGACGTTGCCGCTGATGTGACAGGTATGCAAGACGTTGGTGGTGGTATGTATCGTCGTTCTTATGGCAGCTCAGGGCTTGATAAGTTTATGGATTCACTAGGCTTTGGCTCTAAAAAGGGACCTTCTGGTCAGATTTATGCCCCGGATAGTAAAAAGCCTAACATGTTTAAAGATATAGTGAGTTACTTCAGCTAATGAAAATCGAAATCAAACTTATCCCGGATGGGATGGATCTAGCAAAAGAAATCCAAGACGGCATGCCTGTGGACAAGATGAAAGACGCTTGTCCTATTGCTACACAGGATTTAGAGACAAACGAAGAAAACCGCCGGTACGCCGTAAAGGATCATCAGTACGGCCCTGCCGTAAATCCAGAGGAAAGCTGTGGTACTTGTAGCGTGTTTAACATTACACAGCACATGCAGCAGTGCATGCTAGATGAGACAGGCGATTTAGGCTATTGCCAGTTGCTAAAGTTTATGTGCAATGCTAGTAATAGTTGTTCTGCATGGGAGGAAGGTGGGCCACTGAGTGACTTGCCATGTGAGTGCGGGGAGGACGACTGCGATTGCGGTGTGTAGCGCACGTTAGAAGGGGCTTTAATGGATGTAGTAGATTTTATTAGACGATACCAAAAGGTATTGTATAATCGTATAGATGACATTAGTTTATCTATAACGAATGGTAGTGTTTCCGACTGGGAAGACTACAAGGCAAGAGTTGGCGAAATACAGGGTGTCGCCTACGCTCTTGATGAACTCAAGGCCCTGCTGAAAAAGGTAAATTATGACCAAGACTTTGATCGTACCTGACTATGTCCTCGCGCAACGCGAGGCTAAAAAGAAGGCCGAAGAGGCCGCAAAAAACAAACCCCTTTCAGAAAGAGTACCACAGCCCACAGGATGGCGCGTTCTTGTCATGCCTTACATGGGTCGTGAGAAGACTGAAGGTGGTATTTACGTTCCAGATGCAGTTAGAGATAGAGAGTCAAAAGCAACAGTAGTTGCCTATGTACTTAAAGTCGGCCCGCTTGCTTATAAAGATCGCGACAAGTTTGGCGAAGGGGACCCTTGGTGCAAAGAGGGTGACTGGGTTTGTATTGGTCGCTACGCTGGCTCTCGGTTTAGTATTGACGGTGGAGAGGTTCGCATTATTAACGATGACGAAGTCATTGCTACTATTGTAGATCCTGATGATATTAAGAGCTATGGAGGATAAAATGGCGGAATCTGATTTGGATAAGGACGAAATTGAAATCGTCGAGGAAGAGGAGCAGCAAGAAACGCAGGAGCTTGCAGCAGACTCTGATGGATCTTCAGAGGAGGGTTCTGAAAAAGAGCAGGAGCTGGAACAGTATTCTAAGTCGGTTCAAAACCGTATTAGTAAACTGACACAGCGTTATCGAGAAGAAGAATCTCAACGTAAAGCAGCGATCGAGTTTGCTGAAGCTGTTAAAAAGCAAAACGAAGAGCTCAAGTCTAGGCTGGATAAACTTGACGAATCATATGTGGGAGAGTTCGGCACACGAATCGACTCTCAGATTGACTCGGCAAAACGTGCTTATCAGACTGCCTACGACGAAGGCGATGCCGAAGCTATGTTTGAGGCGCAGAAAAGTCTAAGTAAACTTGCCCTTGATCAGGCCCGCCTTGAAGAAAGCAAAATGCGCCGAGAACGCGCCCCAGTAGAGCAGGTGCAGCAATATGTACAACAGCAAGCACCAGCCCCTGCCGCTACCCCAGACCCTAAAGCTGAGTCTTGGGCAACAAAAAACGAGTGGTTTGGTACAGATCAAACAATGACCTATGCCGCTTTTGGCGTTCATAGGCAGCTTATTGAAGACGAAGGATTTGACCCAACGTCCGATGAGTACTATACTGAGCTTGACAGCCGTATCCGTAAAGAGTTTCCTCACAAGTTTAAGGAAGCAAAACGCGGTGAAGCCGGACCCAGAGTCGCTTCTGCTGAGTCCACTGCCTCAAAGGCACCGTCATCAAAGGGGCGCAGAACAGTCAAGTTAACTCCTTCGCAGATTTCCATTGCGAGGCGGTTGAATGTTCCGCTCGAAGAATATGCAAAGTATGTTAAGGAGTAAGAAATGACTGATTCTACAAGAACGCCACGCGAAGCGTCAACTCGCGCAAAGACCCAACGTCGCAAGCCTTGGGCACCGCCTTCAAAGTTGGAGGCACCCGCTGCACCAGCAGGTTACAAGCATCGGTGGATTCGTACATCACTTCGCGGTGAAGACGATAAGCTGAATGTAAATGCTAAGTTTCGGGAAGGATGGGAGCCTGTACGGGCTGACGAATATCCAGAGATGGCCGGGCAATTCCCGACTATTGATGATGGTCAGCATGCGGGTGTAATCGGTGTAGGCGGACTAATGCTTGCTCGAATCCCAGAGGAAACGGTAGAAGAAAGAACTGAATATTTCCGGGAGCAGACCCGTCAACAAATGGACGCCGTTGACCAAAACCTTATGAGGGAACAGCACCCCTCAATGCCTATCCATTCGGATAGGAAAAGTCGTGTATCTTTCGGGGGTAAGGATTAACCTCCCCCTTAACCATTAGGAGTATGAAATGGCAAACACAAATATTGCCTTCGGCCTCAAGCCGATCAACACCGCAGGTAGCACACCAGCTACTGGTGGTGTAAATGCATACCCAATCGGCGGTACAGCGGCAGCAATTTTTCAGGGTTCTGCGGTAAAATGCGATAACGGTGGTTCAATCGTTATCGGATCAGCAACCGGAGACACTGTAGCATTTGTTGGCGTTTTCCAAGGATGTGAGTATGTTTCAGCAGCCACCGGCACCAAGGTGTTTTCAAACACATGGCCCGGCTCAGGCAGCGCGGACACAGATTTCCCAATCACAGGGTATGTGTACGACAACCCAATGCAGCGATTCATTGTTGCAACTGATGCCTCAATCACAGACAAAGCTACTGCTCAAGCTGCGATATTTGAGAATTCTCAGTTCGCCACTGGTGACGCTGGAAGCGCAACCACAGGAATTTCTACAGCACAGCTAGATGTGGCTACACTTGACTCATCTGACACATCTCTTCCATTGAAGATTGTTGGTGTTGCTGATGATGTAGACAACCAAGACTTCGCGTCTGCTGGTATTCCTATGATTGTTATGATCAACAACCATGCATTGCTTCAGGCCGATTCTGAAGCGGCAGCGTCTTAGGGAGTGTAGATAATGGCTATTTCTCGCGCACAACTTGCCAAAGAACTAGAGCCGGGCCTAAACGCTCTCTTTGGTATGGAATACAATCGCTATGAAGGTCAGCATGCTGAAATCTTCGATACCGAGTCATCAGACCGGGCATTCGAGGAAGAGGTAATGCTGTCTGGTTTCGGTGCAGCACCTGTTAAAGGTGAAGGCACAGGCGTGTCATACGACGATGCCAACGAAGCTTACACTGCTCGTTACAACCACGAGACAGTGGCAATGGCCTTCTCAATCACTGAAGAAGCAGTTGAGGACAATCTTTACGATCGTCTTGCTTCTCGGTACACCCGTGCACTTGCTCGTTCAATGGCACACACAAAGCAGGTAAAAGCTGCCGCAGTTCTGAACAACGCATTTTCCGCTGGCGCATTCGCTGGTGGTGACGGTGTTGCTCTTTGTGACGCTTCTCACCCGCTGACAAACGGTGGCACATTCGCCAACGAACCAGCAGTAGCTGCTGATCTGAACGAAACTTCTCTGGAAGACGCTCTGATCAACATCGCTGGTTTTGTTGATGAGCGTGGCTTGATCGTTGCCCTTAAAGGCATGAAGCTGATCATTCCTCGCCAGTTGCAGTTTGTTGCAGAGCGTCTGCTTGTGTCAAACCTACGGGTTGGTACAGCCGACAACGACATCAACGCAATCAAGTCTTCAGGCATGCTGCCAGAAGGTTATGTAGTCAACGACTTCCTGACCGATTCTGATGCATTCTTCATCAAGACTGATGCGCCAAATGGCTTCAAGCACTTTGAGCGTATGGCGTTGAACACAGCTATGGACCCAGATTTCGACACTGGCAACATGCGGTTTAAGGCCCGTGAGCGTTACAGCTTCGGCTTCAGTGACCCACGCGCAGTGTTCGGTTCACCGGGCGCATAAGCTTAGGCGTAATGATACTAAAGGGCGGCTTCCATGCCGCCCTTTTTTGTTGTACAATACGTTATTCCTGACAGCCACATGGTGTGGCTGACACTAGCCACGACAGGAGATAATCATGGCTCTATCTACTTTTTCAGGACCAGTGCGTTCAAACGCTGGTTTCCAAATCCCAGTTGTAGTTACCGCAGACTTGCCAGCTTTTGGCGACGTTGCTGTTGGAACAGCTTATATGGTCAGCGACAACGGCGCGGGCAACAACGAGTATTGCATCGTAATCAACACAGGTGCTGCTTGGGTAACTGCTGTTGGTGCTGCTCTTAGCTAATAGGAGGTTCAGATGGCTGGTCCATTAAAAGCCTATTCAGCTACAGCGACAGGTGATGTCGGCCCCGGTCGATCTCGTTTACGCTCTGTTGGCTGTTACATTGCTTCAGGTGTGGCCTCGTTCACTCTAAAGAACGGTTCCGCGTCTGGAGAAACGCTGTTAACGCAGACGCTGCCAGCAGGATATAATGAAGTGTACATACCGGATGATGGCATTATTGCCACTGAAGGGGTTCATGTTTCTGCAATCAGCGGCTCTACGACGCTAACTATCTTTCTGGCTTAACTATGGCCGGTAACGAAGTTATCGCAAAACACTTACACGCTTCCGGGGTTCTTGCGAACTGCCGGGGGCGGTTTAAAGGTTTTATGGTCAACCATGAAAGCGGGTCATCCGGGAACATTATTTTGTATGATAATGATTCTGCCGCATCTGGAGATGTTGTTATGGAGGTTGATGAAAAAGGTGCTGGAACTTTTGGTATGGAGATACCGGGAGATGGCATTATATTTGACAACGGCTTATACGTCAGCTTGCCAGCAAATACTTCAATAACTGTGTTTGTTCAGTTAGGCGGTCGCTAATGGCAGCGAGGAAGAAAAAACAGGTTAGCCTATCTGTCAAAAAAGGTGAGAAGCTGCCCGCATCTAAGGGTGCTGGGTTAACAGCAAAAGGCCGAGCTAAATACAACAAAGCCACAGGCTCGAAGCTGAAGGCTCCGCAGCCCGGAGGCGGTAAGCGGAAGAAGTCTTACTGTTCAAGATCAGCCGGACAAATGAAAATGCACGGTATTAATTGTAGCAAAACTCCCAAGAAGCGCATCTGCGCGGCCAGACGGAGGTGGAAGTGCTAACAATGGAACAAAAGATCATTCTAGCAGTCGCTGGCGTACTCAGCACAACTATCATTGGCGTCTTAGTGACCTTCTTGTACTGGGTGGGTAACAATGTTGTTGACCTAAAGACAGACACGGCTGTGATAACAATTAAGGTAGAAGAGAACCACAAGATGTTAAGTGTCTTGTGGGATGATTTTTTGGAGAAAAGAAATGGCAATCTCGCGAGGCTCAATGTCAAAGCAAATCAGTAAACCGGGATCTAAAAAAGATGCATGTTACAGCAAAGTTAAGCGCCGCTATAAGGTCTTCCCGTCAGCGTATGCAAGCGGGGCAATCGCCAAGTGTCGTAAAGTCGGTGCAGCCAACTGGGGAAACAAAACAAAGAAAGCATCAGGCGGAACATACAAGTACCGCACAACAAAAGTATATTGATAGAGTTCGTACTAGCAGTTTATCTGGGTAACCAGATAATAGATCAAACACAGCGGTTCGCGGACATAGATAAGTGTATCTATTTTGCTGAACGGCTATCACAGCAACCATCGGTGCCTATTACTGACGGAAGGAGGGCAAAAATAGTAGCTATTTGTAAACCTATACCGAAGAGATAAAGATGCCGATTGCAGAAATTTTAACAGGTATTGCTTTGGTTCAGCAGTCTGTTGCTTTCATAAAAAACAACATCAGCACCGCTAAAGACATAGGTGAAATAGCTGGTCAAATTGACGATCTTTTTCGTGGGGAGAAAGAAGCGCAACAGGCCAGAAACAAAAAAGCAGGTGGCGGTCTAGGTGACCAGTTTGGTGTAGACACTGTTGCAAAAGAGATGATCGACGCCAAAATCGCGGCGGAAAAATTACAAGAAGTAGCTTCTTTAGTGGATATGCGGTTTGGCCCGGGTACATGGAAAACTATCGTTACGGAAAGAGCAAAACGTATTCAAGAAGCTAAAGAGGCTGCGGCGGCAGCGCGTAGGCAAAGGCTACAAGAGGCTAAAGAATTTGAAGAAATGATGAAGCAAATTGTTCTTGTTGCTGGTGTTTTGATTATGTCTATAGGTTTATTTATTTATTTGTTCGCAGTTGTTTTGTAGGTATGGATGAGCTATGGCAGTACGAAAGACTAAAAAGGGAGCGGCCCTTAAAAGATGGTTCAAAGAAGAATGGAAGGATGTTCGCACCGGGGAAGCGTGTGGGCGTAGCAAAGGAGAAAAACGGGGCACTCCATATTGCCGCCCCTCCAAGCGCGTATCTTCTAAGACCCCTAAAACATCCAAAGAAATGACAGCCGCTGAAAAACGTAGTAGAATATCCCAGAAGAAAAGACTAGGTCAGCCAGCAGGTAAGCCGCGTCGTGTTAAGTCGTTAAAAAGGAAAAAGTAATATGGCAACCTCGGGTTCAAGAGACTTTGACCTAGATGTAGCAGACATCATCGAAGAGGCGTACGAGCGGTGCGGCTTGGAAGTTCGTACTGGTTACGACTCTAAAACTGCGCGTCGTTCTTTAAATCTAATGTTTGCGGACTGGGCTAACCGAGGTTTAAATCTTTGGACGGTAAAGCAAGGCACACAGGCTCTAACACAGGGTACAGCCACATACACCTTTACGCCAGATTATGCTGATCTTCTAGAAGTTGTTGTGCGTAGAAGTGGAATCGACTACGAGCTGGATCGTATGTCTCGTGGTGACTATCTAACTTTACCGAACAAGACTACTGAAGGTAGACCAAGTCAGTATTATTTCAATCGGCAAGTTAGCCCTGAAATCACACTTTGGGCAACGCCGGATAATTCAACTGACACTTTGGTGTATTATTATGTGCAGCGCATGGATGATGCAGACACTATGGTTAACACAACAGATGCCCCCTTCCGTTTCCTGCCTTGTATGGTTGCTGGGTTGGCATACTATCTTGCAGTTAAAAGAGCCCCAGATCGCATTCAATTTCTGAAGGCATTGTATGAAGAAGAGTTCCAACGCGCAGCGGACGAAGATTCTGATCGTGTACCTTTGAAACTACAGCCTAGTATTTCTTATCTTAGGGTTAACTAATGGCACGATATGCATCAGGTAAAAAAGCTTGGGGTTATTCAGATCGTTCTGGATTTCGCTATCGCTTGGCTGAAATGATGACTGAATGGTCTGGTGCAAAAGTAGGCCCTGATGAGTATGAGTCAAAACATCCGCAGCTTGAGCCAGTAAGGCCCGGTCCAGATCCGCAAGCTTTGTATAAGCCTCGCCCTGATCAGCGCACTGAGGTTCCTGTAGAAAACCTTTTGTCGTTAAATCCATTTCAGTCTGGGGCGCAAGGAACTTCTGTTATTACTGTCATAGAAATGGATCATGGCAGAACAACAGGAGATATAGTTCGGTTTAGAGAAACCGCTAGCTTTGACGGGATTACTCAAGCCGTGCTAGAACTTTCGACTGGGTATACAATAACTGTAATAGATGCTAATACATATTCAATCACAGTGGCGGCTACAGCCACAAACGGAAATCAACGTGGTGGCGGTGGCTCGGCTACAGCAGGCCCCGTAACGTTGGGGGTTTAAATGGCTTATACATACGCTACGCTAACACAGGCAATTCAGGATTATACGCAAAACAACGAAACCACTTTCGTTGCTAACATCCCTAATTTTGTTCAAAATGCCGAAGAAAGAATTCTAAAAGAAGTCGATTTAGACTACTTTAGAAATAACACTTCCGGATCCATGACTTCTGGAAACAAATATCTACAGATGCCACCAGATTATTTGTCTTCTTTTTCGGTTGCCTTTACGAATTCATCCGGTGAGCAGGTCTTTTTACTACAGAAAGACGTAAACTTCGTTCAGGACTTTAACCCTGATCCAACTGTAGTTGGTGAGCCGCGGTACTACGCGCCCTTTGATTACCAGAACTTTATTCTGGGGCCAACTCCGGACGATAATTATGCAGTTGAGCTGCATTATTACTATAGACCACAGTCTATAGTAACAGCCGGAACAAGCTGGATTGGAGATAACGCTCCAAACACACTTTTGTACGGTTCTTTGCTGGAAGCATATACGTTTATGAAGGGTGAGCAGGACGTTCTTCAACTTTATGCTACACGATACAACGAATCTATGATGCGGCTAAAGAACTATGGTGAGGCTAGAGAAAACACAGACGCTTACCGCAATGGTTTAGTAAAAGTAAAGCAGACATAGGAGAGGGCATGTCTAAGAAGGGGAGTGCTTCTAGTCATTTAGCGGGGCTAGAGGGGAAGAATATTGCTATTGTCGGTCTTGGATCCACATACGCAGAGTATGTGGCGGCGCGAGTTAATTCAACACAGTTTGATGAGGTGTGGGGGATCAACAGTATCGGCGGAATTATCCACGTTGACCGCACCTTTATGATGGATCCGGCCTCTAGGTTTTTAGACGATGTGAAGGCAGGCACCCAAACGGGGATAGCCCAAGAATTTCTTTTAAAAACTCCGAATAAAGGGCCTATTTATTCTTGTTGCTTAGATGACAGAGTACCTGAGCTAATTGAGTATCCTCTTGCTGAAGTTATTAAAGAGCTTGGCTTCGCCTACTATAACAACACAGTGGCCTATTGCCTTGCATTTGCCATAGCCGCTAAGGTGGGTAAGATAAATTTATTTGGTATAGATTTTAGCTATAAACAGAACATTAATTTTGCAGAGGCTGGACGCGCTTGCTGTGAGTTTTGGTGCGCTGTTGCGCTTACTAAGGGCATACAAATAGAAACAGCTAGTCGATCTGGGTTCTTAGACACAAATGTTCCTGCTAATGAAAAGCTTTATGGATATCATCGGTTAGATGATCCGCTAGTTCAATTTATACAAGACGGGCAGTTAGTGGTAGTTAGAGAGTCTGAGTACAGCCCATCAGCTCAGTTAGAGCTCGGAGGACCAGAGCCCTTAGATGGGAAGGCTCCAATTTTATTTGGAAAACATGACATACCGGGGGTAACATACAATGATATCAGTTAGTAGTGGAGTGGTAACAGGAACGGTTGATGTAATGACATCAGACGGAGGGGGTTTATCTAGTGATCAGCTAGCAGAATTAGCTAGAAAGAAAATTGTTTACGTTGCAGAAGGTGCTCCTCCTGCGATCAAAGAGCAAGCACAAGTATTTGCGGACAAGGTCGAAAACGTGGTAAGATATTACATTGACTTGGCGAAGCGGGAAGAACGTGCTACTATCTGCCAGACGTTACGAAACGCAGGTCACAGCGACATTGCGGACTATATTAGGAGACTATAATGGCGATCACACAAGCAATGTGCACAAGCTTCAAACAAGAACTTCTTGAGGGTGTACATAATTTTACAACAGGCGGCAACGCTTTTAAACTCGCATTATACGCCGTTTCTGCTGGTGGCAAAGCTGGAACTACAGCGACACTTGGCGCTGCAACAACTGCTTTCACCACAACTGGCGAAGTAGCTACAAGCGGGTCATATACAACTGGTGGTGGTGTATTAACAAAAGTATCTCCTACAGTGGACGGTACAACAGCTATCACTGACTTTGCTGATCTAAGCTTCACGACAGCGACTATCACTGCTCGTGGCGCGATGATATACAATAATACACAAGCTAATAAAGCAGTTGCTGTTCTAGATTTTGGTGGGGACAAAACATCCACAACCGGAACCTTTACTATTCAGTTCCCTGCGGCGGATGCTACTAACGCTATTATCCGCATAGCTTAATAGGCGGAGATAAAAATGGCCCTCGTACTAGCAGATCGTGTAAAAGAATCAACCACGACAACCGGAACAGGTGCGCTTACTTTAGCTGGAGCCGTTGACGGCTTTCAGTCGTTTGCGACCGTTGGTGACACGAATACAACGTACTATGTAATTCAGCACACAACCTTAGCAGAGTTTGAGGTTGGTATAGGTACATATACGTCTTCTGGTACGACCCTATCTCGAGACACTATTTTAACGTCTTCTAATAGCAACAACGCTGTAAACTTTTCTGCTGGTATAAAGTACGTTTTTGTAACCGTTCCAAAATCTGCCACTGTGTATGAAGACGAGTCAGATAACGTAACTGTAGCGGGTAAGATTACCGTTGGCGCTGGGCCTACTGCATCTCTGGATGTTGCAACAAAAGCATATGTCGATACGGCCACAGCGGCCTCTATTCATATTCACGATGCAGTCCGAGTTGAGAAAGAGGGTAATCTCACCGCAACTTATAACAACGGCACTGCCGGTGTAGGCGCGACGCTTACAAATTCTGGCACACAAGCAGCACTTGTTATCGACGGAGTTACACTAAACACAAGTGATCGTGTCTTAGTTTATGAGCAGACAGCTCAGACGCAAAACGGTGTTTATGTTGTCACAGACACAGGTTCTGGTTCCACCAATTGGGTTCTCACTCGCTCTTCAGATGCAAATACTTCTGGTGATAATGACGCTAACTCTCTGGACGAAGGTTCTTATTTTTACGTTCAAGAGGGTACGTCTGGCGCGGGTGAGTCTTATGTTTGTAACGTATCAGGTACTATCACCTTTGGTACTACAAATATTACGTTTTCGCAGTTTGCGGCAACGCCGGAGCTTACTGGCGGCACGAACATTGATGTAACTGGTCAGACGATTTCTCTTACAGGAACGGTTGACGAGACTAATGGCGGCACAGGCAACAATGCGTACACCCTTGGTGATACGCTTTATTCTTCTGCTTCAAATACCCTTGCTAAACTTGCTGGCAACACAAGCACTACTCGTAAGTATCTGGGCCAAACAGGCACGGGTTCTGTCTCTGCTGCTCCTACTTGGGGTGATTTGGTTGGAGATGTTACA